TTAAACGCAAGTTTAACAAGAGCAACACAATTAGAAAGAATGGCAATGACTATGTCACCAGATGGTAAATTGCCACCACCCAATGAATGGTATAAATATTTAAGGAACAAAGACGGTAGTTTAAAAGTAGATGCGGATGGTTATGCTATTTTTCGTGAAGGCGTAAAATCAATACCATTAACGACTTGGTATCGTATACCGGGAAATACTGGGACAACCAGTTTTTTGAGTTTAAATATGGAAAGTTTTGAATCTGGACCGGGCGAAATTATCGCTTCGAGTACAGTTCATGGAGGTGCAGCAGTCGGTGGTGCAGCTTATAGAAAATTTATTGAAAGTTTTACACTTGGCAGGAAAGTTGGCAGCAAAACAAATCCGAAAAGAACAACACATGAAGATGAAAGTCGTCAATATTTGGATTGGATGAATAGTTTGGGCGATGTTTTGAACATGGACGCAAATTGGCGGACAAAATTAAATAATCTTCAAGGATTTAATTAATGAAATGCACAAAGTGCAAAAAAATAAGAGCAATAATTAAACGAATTATTAACAGGAGAAAGAAATGAGAAATACAGAAATGATCCCTAACGTGCCAGTTGCATTTCAACGCACGAAGAGAACGCAAAAAGGACGTGTATTAACGTCTGGGGACGCGGGCAAGATATTGCCTTTAAAAGCAGACCCAGTATTGCGTGAAGAAGGCTTTAGCGGAAACATAAATGTTTCAGTGGAAATGATGGAAACATCAGAAAAACCAGTGAACGCTATAGTTGCGAAAGCAATGACATATTTTGTACCCTATTTAGCCTTTGACCAGTTTAACGGGTCAATAGAAGAATTAAATAGAAGTTATAGCAAAGAAAACGGAATAGCGGGGTCGCAAGTCGATTTTTTTGAGAAGAATAAATACTATAACGGTTCGTCGGTTGTTACTGATAGTACTCCAACTGATATGGATACGGGCGATAACGGACGGACCGAATTTTATGGTACAATGGGAATTCATCATGGCGACGCCGGTATGAATAACACATACGTGCAAGCTTATAATGCCATTGTAAACCATAGACGCAAAGCAAGGTCAGCAAGTTTAGCAACGCGAAACGAGTTTGAGCATGATTTAGCAGAAGCATTTTGGCCAAATAGCGGTAATAGTCATATTATGGCCGATTTCGATCAAAAATTGGTTGATGGAGAGGTTCAGCTTTCTGGTTTGACCTTTGAGGCCCCTTTAAAGGCTAAAAGGGCATTAACGAGAACTAGCTCAAGTTCAATAGGTGGAATTATAGCATCGAGCAACGGAACACCGTCGACTAGTTATGTCGCTCCAGCATCAGGTAGCGGATCGGTAACAGATGTAGGTGATCATTATCTATTTGCAGATATATTTGCAGAATTGACATCAGGCGGCAACGCAACAATGTCATTAGCTGACATTGAGCAAGCAAGGAAAACAGCAGCGTTTGCAAAATTAAGGCAAGCATATGATGGAATAGACGATGAATTTATAATCGATCTATTAATGCAAGGCATTTCAGTACCCACAGAGATGATGAAACAACCAATGCTAATTGGGCAGCAGTCGGGAATGTTTGCATTTGCACAACGTTTTGCAACGGACAGTGGGAATCTGGACGATACGGCAACAAACGGTTTTGTGCAATTGGGGTATAGAGTACGAGCCCCAAGAACATCAATAGGTGGTATTGTGATGACAACGCTAGAAATAGCGCCGGAACAACTTTGGGAACGGAAAAAAGATTATTTTCTGTATACAACAGATACAGATAATCTGCCAAACGCATTGCGAGATAGTTTGGACCCAGAAAAAGTGTCAGTGGTTAAGAAAAACCATCTGGATGTCAACCACAGTACACCAGACGCAACACTGGGATACGCACCATTAAATCACGAGTATAATCGTGATCAAATCAATGTTGGCGGTAAATTTTACCGACCGAGCAACGATGCGTATACAGAAGTAAGGTCAAGAATTTGGACCAATGAAACAAGTGATCCAAGTTTGAATACCGATTTTTACCTATGCACAAATTTACACAAAAAGATTTTTGCAGATCAGGTAAGCGACAGTTTTGAGATTACTGCGGTAAGCGATTTAACTGTGGATACTAACGTAGTGTTTGGCGATCGACTGATAGAGGCAGACGCCACCAGTGACTACGAAGCAATCACTAACTTAGTCGATGCAACCCGCATAACTAAGTAGTGCAAAGGCGGGGGTGTCTCCCTCCCCCGCCATTTTACATATAAATGAACAAAAGGTGATGAAATGAAACATTTTAAAATAGGTGTAATAGACCATTGGAACCAATACGCAGCAGGAAGCGTTTTATCCTTCCCAAGCAACAGACCGAGACGTGTAGCGTTTGAGGTCATCGCTAACTCTCCCATAGAAATATGGGCAGATGTAGAGGATAGCGATCTAAGCAAGGCAGTATTGATTGCCAGTGGCGACGACAAGATGTCTGTCGAATATACAGCAAAGGGTAATTCATGGGTGCTTATCAAAGCAGACAAAAAAGCTTCGGTTTGGGTGAATTTACCAGATTTGGATCAAAGTGTAGAAAAAACAGTAGACGAAGAGTTTGTTAACTTGGAACCACGCATTCGCGAAAACAAAGAGTTTGCGCAAATGATGGAGATAATGAAGTTAAATAAACAGCATTTTGATGCTCAAATGAAAGACGAGCGGGTTCAGCTTGCGGAATTGAGGCAGCAAATATCATCTATGCAGGCAAAAGAAGCAGAACAAGTAGTGGAGGACAAAGAGGAGGATGTTTCCGAAGCTGATACCACTACTTAAGTTTTATCGTTGGGTGCGGTTTTTAGACCGCATTCAATACCTAGCCAAAGGGCTAGCGCATAAAACACATACAGACGCTGCAAGAGACCTTATAGACGACAAAGCCCACAAAAACCTTTATGTGGTGATTGATCAATCAGAAAACGAGTATATGTGGGTTCACCCAGATATAGTTGATTTTTGGAAAGCTATGCACAAAGAGTGCAAAGCGCGTCGTATACCTATTAGAGCGTACGAATTTTTGAGAACGCGAGAGCGGCAAGATGAATTGCACGCTAAAGGTGTGTCTAATGCTAAAGCCGGACGAAGCCCACATCAGTATGGTTGTGCAGTCGATATTATATCGGCCACAAAAGCGTGGGATTTGTCAAAGAAACAATGGGATGTAATAGGCTCCATAGGCAAAGAAATTGCTAGAAAACGTAAGATAAAAATTACGTGGGGAGGCGATTTTCAATCATTGTGGGACCCTGCACATTGGGAAATAAGGGATTGGGAGAAAATCAGGACCGCATATAACCATTGTGTCAGGTTTGGAATAAAGATTCCGGAAGAAACGAAGCTTCGCTTTGCTTTTTTAGAGAATGTTTATGAAGCGCGACGGAACGTTTAGCACGCAGGGCGGTTTACGAAAGTACAACCGCCCTGCCCCAGCATACACACTCTTGTTAGGATATGCATTTAGTGACGAACTTGCGAAGACGCCATGTGTATAACACCAACGATGTTGAATAATGGCGTCGAAGTAAGTTGTCGTAAATGTTGGCAATGTAGAAAGCGCCGAGTAGATGATTTAATCGGCCGATGCATTGCCGAAAGTAAGTTTGCAAAGAAAACTTACGCCTGCACACTAACATATGGTGGGGATGCAGGGGTGAACGCAGCAACGCTAGTTTACAAAGACGTACAATTATTTCTTAAGAATTTAAGATATAAATATGATGTACGTTATATCGTAACCGGAGAATACGGGACGAAAAAAAATAGAGCGCACTGGCATATAATTTTGTTTTTCAAAAGCAAATATCCAGAAGTGAAATTAAAAAATCGTGTGAATTGGGAATATTGGGAACACGGGTTTACATATTTCCAAGAACCAGATTGGAAAGGTTTTCAGTACGCATTGAAATACGTGCTGAAAGACCAAGACGAACGAGTTAAAGTAACACACTTGGCAATGTCCAAGAAACCGCCTTTAGGCGAAGAATACTTTAAAGAGTTAGTGAAACAGCACGTTAAAGAAATGGTTTTGCCAAAAAACCTATTTTATAAATTTAGGGACGTGCGAAACAGCAGAAACAAAATAAAAGATTTTTGTATGCAAGGCAAAACAAAAGATATGTTTATGCGGAGAATAAGGTGGCGATGGTACAAAAAGTACGGAAAAGAGCCAATGAATGAATTATTTGAAGAATATTTCATGAATGAAACCAGACGCGAAGAATTCGACGTCGAAATGGAGACGAAAAGGCTCCATCACAAACCCGTTAGATATGTGGAACAATGGCCAGAGAAAAAAGTGGAAAACGATCACTGGACTAAAGCAGATGTAACGGAAATAGAATATCAGTCCATAAGTGGTATTCTATGGGAACATGACGGCAAGGCGGAAGTTTATACGGAGACTGGAGAATGGCAAGAACTAGAAGAAACACATATAAAACAAATCAAAAAATTGGGCAAAATAATACAAAAGCGAAAGTACGACGAAGTTCTTCGCGAATTGCTAGGATAGCAAAAACACATAATATATATAGCAAATATAAAAATCCTAACTACTACGCCGCAGTATTGCGGATCGATCAAGGGCTGAAGGCGAAAACGATATTAAAAGTAGCAAGAGGATTAAATGCTAGGCAATATATTTCGCCTCTCTTAGCACTGGGGTCCTCCCCTCAGCGTAAGATGCGTGCTAAAATCGAGAGGCGAAATTCAATTTTAGATAAACCAAAGTGTCGGCCGCGACCTGACCCCAATTCGGGGTCTGGTGGTGGTCGACTCCGTTTCTTTAAGTTTTGTTCTTAGACAAAACTGAATATAAAAAAGTAGGGCGGGTGAGCACCCGCCCTTCAATAAGTAAAATAATACTTGACAATAGAACATACGGGATTCATACAGTAAACATCCACAGGAATATCCGGATCCATAATATATATTATGCGAATCCGATAGAACAAATGTTCACCCTGTGGATAACAACATGGGAGTGAATATGAAAAAATTTATTTTAAAAGAACTGCTAAAGCCTACCCTCAGGCGTTTGGGATCAATGATCGCAGGCGCGTTAGTAACGTATGGCGTGGCAGAAGATGCAGCAGTAGCAATACAAACTGGTGCGGTGGCTGCGTTAGCAGTCGCTATAGATTTAGCAATGTCTTACATGGAGCGGAACAGTGAAAGCTCTGATTGAAGATATTGTCGCCGGTTTATGCTTTGGCATAATAGCCGGTTTTATAATTTTTGTATTACCATTATTATTGGAGAGTATGTAAATGCCTTGGTTTTTACCAATGTTAGCAGCCGGAGTCGGTGCAGCAGTTTCAACGAAATTACAAAATAACAGAGATAAAAAAGCATATAATAAAGCGCAAGCTCAGAATGAGCAAAGGCGCGGTGATTATTATGTAAATTTAAGAAATGACGCACAAAAAGGAGGGTTTAACCCCCTAACCGCTTTAAGGAGCGGTGGCGGCATGGGTTATAGCAATTTAGCGGGACGTATTACGCAACCGTTAATGACTAGAAGCCCATTAGCTGCAGGGATAGCTGCAGGTAGTACAGCTTATACAAATTATTCCATGTCTAAAATGAACATGGAACACGACAGCGCTATGCAAAATGAGCGTTTGGCTCATGATGAAAGAATGACAAAATTAAACGCAAGTTTAACAAGAGCAACACAATTAGAAAGAATGGCAATGACTATGTCACCAGATGGTAAATTGCCACCACCCAATGAATGGTATAAATATTTAAGGAACAAAGACGGTAGTTTA